ATCTTACGGGTAGCAGGAATAATCCGCATTTCAGGACCACCGGCATTCACGATAAGTCTCAGCGTTTCGTCAAGCTGCTTCTTTGTTCCAGGCCATTCCTTTTGCGCTCCGGTCTGTGGATTTGCGATTATGCTATATTTTTCGGTGTCTCTCTTAAAATATTGAGAATACTTGAATAGGTTCTTTGCGGTCATACCCGATGGCAGGGTCAACTCGCTGAACTTGGAATCAAGCCCTGTCGGCTTCATTGACTTGAGCAGCTTCCTTGAATCGGGAGGCAATAAGGATTCTACAACTTCCCGCCTGAAATAATCCCTCGTGATCAAGTAATCACAATCTGATAGATCACGTTCAAAAGTAGTAGGATCGATAACAAACCGATTGAAAGGCCTGCGCTTCATCCTGATATCACCATTCAAAGGATCGTCTGTGTAATCAAGGTATGGTTCGACAAGGTTGAGCCCTGTAACAAGCGGCCCCATTTCAAAGGCATCTGACAAAACGTTGTAGCCGTTGGAAAACTGCATGATGTAGAGAAGAAGGCCGGTGAACTGGCTCGATGTCTCTTCGTCGCTGTCTTCCGTTGGAACACACTGCATTGAGAGGCGATTCTTCCGCTGGTACCCGGTGATGAGCTTAATAACCCTGCGGAGCTTGTTAAATACGAGAGCTTCCCGGCCCTGCGCCTTGAGGTATGCGGCTTGCTTCGTGTCCCACTGATCACCAAGGGAGAAGCGTAGGTCATGGCGTGCCTGGGTGATGTATTGCCCCCAATGGCCTATAGCCTCGTCGTATGCGTCGCTGTACTCTGTGATTATGTCGTTTTCACTCATGCTAACCCCGACCCCATCCCGTTGCCACGTTTTCCCTCGGTAGTTTCTTCCACATTATCAAGAAATAGCGCCTCTATCTTCCTCAGCCGGTCCTTCCCGAAGGTTGCGCCGGATGAAGTTTCCCACCACCCGTTATCATGTTCGGTCTCTGTTTTATCGATACCGCACAAGATTGTTTCGATCTGGTTTAGTATATCAATCATATTCGTACCCTAATTGCGTTATTCGTAAAAGATTTCAGAGTGAAAAGTCATGGCCCCGTGAGGCAATGAGACTTCACACTCGTAAGTTGTTGAAATTACACACCGCTGGAAATCTACGAAATTCGTAGTAAATATCATCTAACCCCAGCATAACAGGGCGCTTCACACGACGGCCCAGCGCAGTCATCATAATATTCACAGATTAACACTTCTGGATATTCTCTATATATATCTTGAATATTCGGATTGTTGGCCACAAAAAACCAATTTCTTAATGTCTGTCTGTGTATTTTTCTTTGATAATCTCTATCTGTTCCCATCTCTTCTCCTCTCATTTCGCCCTCGGTGGCCCAAACTTAGCCATCATTTCATCGTGTGATGCCTGGGTCATGACTGTTGATGCAACTGCTCCGGTTACAGCCTTGTTGAGCCCGGACATAATCAGATAGCGCGTTGCATCCATTAAGTGATCACCGGCCTTGACAATCTTGCCGTTCTCATCCCTGCGGTAAAGCCTGTATTCAGCAAGCCAGTTCTTTAACGATTTAAACACCTTGAGTCTACCCGTTGACAGTCTAAGGTATGTAGCGTGTATGCCTGCCTCAACAGCGTTGTCGGCCATTGTGATCTTTAACCCCTGCTGCTTATACTGAGATATAAGCCTCTTGCCGTCAAGCTGGCCTCTGCCCCTGGAAGCTGGATCTATAACGCCGGGTATCCAATCGCCCCGAGCCTTGATAGCATCAGCGTGAACGGGTGGCTCTGCCTGCGATCTGTAATATTCTGAATACAAGTAAACAACATCGGAATCCCTGTTCCATGCACCCCACGGCGCTGCTGTCCTGTTCCAACCCACATCAAGACCGTAACACCTGGGCCAATGCTCGGGGACGTGAAAATCGTCAACTAATATTTCATCCTCGTTTATTGGATAGATAGCGCCTGCACCCAACTGTGGAATGCCCTTTGAACGTGCATCCCTTTGGAATGGTGGTATTTTTGACCACAACTCATCTTTTTGAGCCTGTGACAAGTGAGGCGCATCGTCCCATGTAGCCATCACGACAAACTTATCTGATTTAGCACCGGCATCCAACTTGCCGCCGGGCAGGAACGATAACACAACATCTGACAATCCAAGAAGAGGCGTGAACGTCAACAATATCAAGCCATCGGTGGTCATGGTCCTAATCAGGCACTCGGTATAAACAGACTCGGGCGGCTCTTCGTCCAACCATATAATATCTTGTTCTGTACCCTGAAAGGCTTTGCGGCCCTGATCGTATGATTTGAGCAACAGCGTTGAGACCCAACCGGATACATGCTTGACCCATATTGAGTCTACGGCATCTGGAACACCGGGCTTTGCTGTTGTGCGCTTAATCTTTGCGCCTGGGATAAGTCCTGTGCCGTGACTACCAGGAGGGCCAAGGAGTTTGGCTTGTATAATGTCGCGTACTGTCTTGCCTGTGTCGCCTGCTGCCCATGCGCTTACTGGCTTTGCGAACCTGCGACCCGTCCACCACTCTGGATAGTCTCCTGTCATGTGCAATGTAAGCTCGTAACCGCCAACACCCTCAGTCTTACCAACTCGGTTAGCTGCAAGCATGAGCCTTTCACGGAACTTGGCACCTGCTGCGAAACATTCCATATGCTTTGGATATAATTCACGGCGCAAAGGACCGGCATCCGGGTAATAGTTAAGGAGTGAAAGCATCGACTCTCTGCGCTCCCTCTCCTCTACGAGCCTTATCAGCTCTATTTTTTCAGCTCTCTCCATCACCGGCCTTTGACGCAAGCTCTTTGATCCTTCGGTCAATGGCGTCGTCTGTCATGTCCTGGACACCGCCCGAATGCTCAAGGTGTTGCTTATCGTACCACCCCATATTCTTTAAGGCAAAAATAGCTCCCGTTACGTTGTTGCCGTGCAGTTGCTCTTCGTATTCTTTTTCAATAAATAGCCGGGCTCTTTTTACCGTGTAAGTAAAATCTTTTTTCTCTTCATAATCGTAGAATGACTGCCTTGACGCAAATCCTAAGTAATAACACAACCCTGTGATTGTCGGCACTGGTATGTTAAGCTCTTTCTGGGACTCTCCTTTGCCTACCATAACAGTTCTCTTTGTAACTCCAATATCGAAATAGCTTTGCACTGCGTCTTGAAGGTCTTCCGGTGTTGAATAGGCCGGGGGTCTTCCCTTTGGGTTGGCTGGATCTTTCTTCTTTGTGGTTTTCTTAGGCATTATTCCGTAACCTTATCAATTAATTTCTCAACAATAGATGCCAACCTGTCGTGCCGCTTGTTTGCGAACATTTGTAGAATCAGCACCAGGATCAAAAGCGGGTACTTCATTAACTCTTCTATCATGTCTGGCGTAAGTAGGTCCATTGGGCCTCGTTAAGATTGCCCGAAACCCTCAGAGGCGCATCAATTCCCCTGATAAAAGGTTCCGGGCGAGAGAAGGAGATTCACCCCATTACGGGGCGTATATTTTCTTCATACAGGATATTGTGTTATATGTCAACCTTACATTTTATTCTCATCTTTTTTATTATTTATCGCATTATTCGCTTGACACCTTGATAATCATGGTATACTATGTATCTAAACCAACAAACAAGGAGATCAACCATGAAAAAACAGAATCTTTACAAAACATGCAAATACCAAGGAGATTATGTTTCAATATCAGTTGCTACCGAATTTGATAACTGCTGGTTCTACACTATAAAAACACAATCTTGCGAAATAATACCATACATTCCAGAACACGAACTGTCTGACTTCTGCTTATAAACCCCACAACCCGCCCCGGTTCGCCGGGGAAAGGATCAAAATGAAATCTGACGGAAAGAGAATAACCAAATTGATGAGAGCCCATAAAATCACAATCAGAGCCCTTTCGCAAAAAATGGACGTTACCATGAAACGTGTACGGCAGGTTAGAGATCACGGATGCGAGACATCTGGAATACATAGAGACTACATTGAGGCAATCACAACCTAACCACAAAGGAGACCCCATGAAAATCAAGATAATCGACGGCCAAGAATACCTCGGAGCCTACGGGATACGGAATGTTCCATTGAAGCTCTGGATGTCAGTCAAGCAGCTTGCCGCATCGAAGCATACCAGCATACGCCAAATCATTCTGGATGCCCTGCAATCCTACCTCGACTCCGCAAAATAACCCTCTGGGGCCGGTTTAGGCTGGCCCCCTTAATCCCAATAGCTCCCAGTCTCATAATAAACACCCGCATTTTCATCCGGCGCAACCATGCACTCCTTGGGCTGCACACCGTCAACGCCGAAGTGCTGCGGCTGTTCAGGCTCGTAAAGCAAGAAAAATATCAGGGTGAAGGTAAGCGTCAAGCCCAGCATCAAATCAAGTATGTCTCCGATCATCTCCCCGTCTCCTTTTCGTGTTCGTCGCAAGCCCTTATTAAAACTTGACAACCCTTACAACCTTGGGCTTATAGATATGTCGCCTCAATTTTTCTTCGCACCTGTCGGCACTTCTATATGAGCATGTTGAGCTAACAGTATTTTGGTATGAATAACGGCCAAATATAGAGAAAATGCCACTATAATGTGCCCACCAATATTTCCCGCTTCTATTGTTATGTTCTACTATAAAATAAGTTTTCATCTCCTGCCCTCCTTAATTCGCTCAAGCGTTTCTGCCGTGTCAAGTTTTTTGCGAGACACGGAACTATTGCATGTGCATCCCGCATAATTAGCGATATGCTCAAATTCATCCTCTCCGGGCATCTCCGTATCGTTAATCCGCTTGATTAACCAAATAAAATACAGAAAAAGCCCAAAACCTACGCCTATCGATGTCCAGAAAATTATCCAAAATGACATAACTCCCCCCTATGCAAAAATTGACGGTTGCCCATCGTGGTAGGTGTTGACGCGATAGCCGAAATCAACCTCGCCGTTATTTCGAAAGCATGTGGCACACAGAAAACGATTACCCTTTGCCTTTTGCCTGATTCCGCAAGCTGTGCATTTCTCACGCTTCCTGCGATGCTTTTTTAGAGCTTCGTACTTCAAATACGATTTCAGGTGAGTTGCTTTCGCTCGTTTCACCCTGCATGTGGCGCAATAGATCTTTTTCCCCTCGGTTGGCTTTCTGCATCCCTTTTGCTGGCATGTTGACATTTTAAGCCTCCTTCCTTTCAATCGGGCGGTCTCCCCTTGCCCCTTCATTTGTAAAAACTCCGTCTCGCTCTTCCCAATTTGTGCAGTTTGAGATTCTGGCTTTAAATGGGGTAACATCTTTTCTCTCCGTGCATCCCCATAAAAAACCATCATCACCTTCAATTTCCGTCAAATTGGAGCAGGTTGCACATGATCTTCTTGCAGGATTCAACCAGCATCTTTCTTCATGCTTTTGGCAACCACTTCGGGATATGTAGATGCTACGGCTTGGGTCTTTACAGTACGAACATTTATACGCTGTTACTTTTTCCATTATAATTTCCTCCCCGATACTTTCACGGTCCCCCGCCTCTCGTTTAGGTTGCGGCCCATGTGTTGGCGATCTTTGTAGGTTACAGCCACGCCCATTGCGGCCCAAATATCTGACTTAAATCCGTAAAAAAAGCCTTTATCTGATTTCCAACCCTTCCCCTTCTTGCCGTGCTTATCACCGCCGAACCTCTGAACCAAAGCGGCTGTGACTTCCGGGTCTCCCACTCTGGACCCCTTGCCTGTCAGATGCTTTAAAACTTCTGAACGCATTATATATTCCAGCGGTACGCTCCGATTTTCAACAGCCTCTTGAAAGCGTCCAGACCACAGCAACGCATCTCTAATTTGGTTGTTGGCAGCGTACAAATTCATACCCTCGATGACCACCGGCAACTCATAGCGCATAGTTCTGAGCGACTGGAGGATATAGCCGTTTTCAAACTTGCCGAAGCTACTGGGGCGTATTCCGTCCCAGACCACGAAGCCTGAATGTGTGGAGCCCGGATCGATTGCGATAACTGCCTGTGTCATAGCTTGCCCTTCCGCGGAACCAATTTATCATCCCCGCAATATATTTGCTCAATACTAAACCCACGGGCCAATGACCGCTTGGCATGTCTTAATTGCTCAGTGAGACACCGAATTGGATTACCCGCCCAAAAAGTAGGCCACCCGGTACAGCCCCACAAAATAGTATCCGCCACATCATCCGGCATTTCTATATCTTCAAATATTCGCTTAACGTATTCGATTGGTGTCATTTCATCTCCCCATCCCATCGTGTTATTATATGTGATTATAAGGTTATTTTTGCAAAAACTTCAACCTTGTACGGAACTTCCCAATCTGTTTCACACTTTTCACATTCCCCGTAAAAATTACGGTCTTCTCGGTCTTCGTCGGGGTAATAAATTTTATCTATCATTTCTATTTCCCACGAATCACCACACTTCGGGCATTTCATTTTTATAAATGTGCCCGGCATTTGTAATCGCTTGACGCCGCTTATTACCTTCCCAATTATTTCCATGGTCATATCCCCATCCCATCGTGTGATTCAACGTAATTTTCAAATCTCGTATATTGTTTCAGCCATGTCAGTTTACACATTCCGGTTGGGCCGTTCCTGTGCTTGGCAATGTTTAACTCAG